ATTTGCTCTTCAGCCTGCTCCAGCCACATCTCCAGATCGTCAGTATCGAGGGCATCAATCTCCCCCGGCTGAAACCGGAACCATCTCGCCAGCAGCCCCTGCGCCTGCGTCAGCGCCCTGGTTGCTCTCACCCATCCCCGTGATGAGCTGAAATCGTTTCTGTAACTGCAGGTAATCAGCCAGATCCATATTGTCGAGATCTTCCGGGAGAAGACCAGTACTGCGGGCAATCAGCGGTTCGTCCCAGTCTGCCGGGTTTTTGCTGATTTTGCGCACCTGCTTCAGGTCTTTTACCGTCAGGCGTTTCAGTTCAACCAGCTCAATTCTGGTGCCTGCAGCAGTGGTGAAGGGATAAGACAATTTAAAAGTATCGGATGGGGTCTGTGACATGATTGTGCTCCTGTGTAAGTTCAGGGCAGTATGTCGGGAGAAGCGCGTGACGGATATTAAAGGAGATTAAGAAGAAGGGGCCGGAGCCCCTGTGATGTCAGCAAGTGCGAAACCCCTTGCAGTTACGCAGGAAAGCGATGAGAAGCGTCTTTCCCTCAGATTTGCCGGTGCCGGAGAACCAGTGGTCGGGAGGCTCCCATGCTTCAATCAAATCCGCCAGTTTGCGGGCCTTTGAACGTGTGCAGTCAATCGGGTCATTGGTTTTACGGGTATTAAAAAGGGTTTCCACCCCCGGAATATCAAGGAGGGTAAACCACGTACCATTTGACATGCCCAGTGCCGCACATCGTCCTCCTTTATCCGTCAGTTCAACACTCACCGTCAGCCCCCGATATTGATACGGTAGTCAGTCAGTTGATCAACACCTCCGACCCGGAAGATGTTGGCCAGATAGTCCAGTTGCAGCAGCTCTTCACCATCCAGTACCTGTCTGATATACGTGCAGGTGAAGCTACTGGAGAACTCGGCGTTCTCGTGCTGTTTGAACGTCCCCAGCGGGTTCTTCTTGAACATAATCGTCAGGAAGGTGACCAGCGGGATTTCGTCAATCAGCCCCTGCGAGCTGTAGCGCTGGACGCTGGAACGACACTGCAGTGCCAGCGACCTGTACGGGTTCGCGGCAGACAGCATCGCATCGCGGTAAAAGCTGTTCCATTTGATTTCGCCTTCCAGTTTGTCAAAACCAGCCGGGAGTTCCACCTTACCCACCATCCCCAGCGCCTTGTGTTCCTGCATAATCATGGAGACATCGGGGAGTTTAACTTCCTCAGCCCGTCCCAGCAGGTTAGTACCATCCAGATAGATGTTGGCATTCGTGATGCGGTTTATCTCAATCTTTGACATCAGTTGCCCCCTTTCAGGGTTAACAGGTATTCCGAGGTGATCTCAGTCTCAAACGTCAGTCGCTCCAGCGGCGGTGGTGGCGTATATTTGTAGCTCAGCAACAGGTGCCCGGCGGCCAGCTCCGTCTCCGGATTGCGGGCCGGATCAAACCAGCAACGGAAGCCCAGTACCGCACCATCACCAGTCATTTTGCGACCGTAGGCGTTGACCGACTCCGTCAGTGCATCAATCAGCGCCTGAGTAATCGGCATGTCGATGTACTGCTGGCTGAAATAACGAATGGACTCGTTGATCACATCACCGGTGCGGCGAACGTTCTCAAAGTTACGCATATGGGTGACCGTTGGCCATGCTGCCGTCCGGTTACCCCACAGACGAAGGCCGCTGCCGTAACTGCTGAATACCGTGGTGATCCCCTGTTCGTTAAGCAGGTTCACCTCACTCTGCGGGTCATCAATCATCGCGGACAGCTGGCGCTCCACGCCGGTGATCCCCAGAATCTCCTGATTGGAGGATGACCACCAGTAGCCCTTGTCCAGATCGACTCTGGCACGCAGACCTGCTGCACGCTGGCTGAGCGGCTCCAGACGCTCTGTGTTTGTCACCGGGTCATATACCTTCACATGCGGATAGCACAGACGGACGCGGTCGGAGCTGGTATTGAAGTTGATGGTGCCTTCCGGGCCACGACCTGCCAGAGCCTGTGCAAAGGTGGTACCGACAGGCGCATCAATGTAGGTTACCGCGCCCAGCTTCTCTGCCATGGCGATAAGCTCAACTGCGACACTCTTCTGGGTGCAGAACACCGGCGCAATCAGAATTTTGGCGAAATAGCCGTACAGGTTGAAGCTGTCGTTAAGCAGCTTCATGCCGGTTCGGTTTCCGGCGCTGTTCACCCCGCCGATGATGTCCGCCGCAGTCACCTTCGACGGGTCCGCGTACTCATAGCTCACCTTCACGCTGCCACCGGCCTCAATAGCCTTGCCCAGGTTCGTGAGCACACCCGCCTGCGCATCAACACGGTAGTCCGTGTTCGCCGTGTGGGAGGTGCTGCCTTCACTGTTTTTCACCACCACATTAGCGACAACCGGATGCGCCAGTCTGGCCTGCCCTGTCGATTTGTCAAAGGTAACCACCTCATCCTCGATCGCCGTTTTATGTTTCGCCGGGTCGAGGACGTTAATGACCAGAACGGTACCTGCACCATGGTCATAAATCGCATCCAGCGCCTGCGGAATGGTAAAGCCGGTGAACTGGCTGCCAAATGCCGCTGCGTCTTTCTCAGACAGGCACTGTACCAGCGTATTGACATCCCCCATCGGGGCGGTACCAATCAGGCCAATAACGGCAGATTTCACCGTTTTAACCGGGCGGGCACCGTTTTCCACCTCAATGGTTTCGGGACCATGCAGATAGTTAGCTGCCATGGGTGTCCTCCGTTTTCACTTCGCTGTCACTGCTGCTTCTGCGCTTTGGTGACTGCACAGCCGGTGTGCCGGCGGGTTTAGTCTCTTCAGGTACCGGCGTCAGATGTTTCAGCGCCACCAGTACCTTCACGTAGTCATGCTCCTCCGGCAGGGAAACCGTCTTCCCCGGCCAGAGCAGGATTTCGGTTCCGTCCGACAGCGTGACGCCGCTGGCCGGGCCGGAATAGCGGTATTCTTTCATCACTCGCTTTCCTCATAGTTCACTTCGGTTAACAGCGGGCCGGACGGTAAATCGCTGTCTTCGATAAAGACGCTTTCAGTCGCGAAGTCGAGGGCGTACTGCCACAGCCCCCTGACTTCACCGATAAACACCTCGCGGGTCAGCCAGATACGGCGGCGGCAGCCGGGCGGGGTGTGGCCACCGAGAATGCGGCGGACAGCATCCAGGACATTAATCGCCCCTTTTTTACCGTTGAGCTGGCGGAAGACCACCGTGACGCAGAGCTGGATAGTCTGAGACTGGATCACCGCACCGGTATCATCCGGCCTGTCAAAGCGCGAACCGGCATAGCTCAACAGCAACGCGCCAACCGGATGGTTCAGGCGATATTCAGCCGGTTTCTCCGGGAAGTACTCCACCTGCAGTTGCGGCAGCTTCTCGCGTAACCGGGCCAGTACCGCATCAAGGACGGGCAGAACGTTCATCAGTATTTCTCCAGTAAACCGTCACGACCGCCGAAAGTAGCCGGGCGACTGCGTACACGAAACTCGCCAGGCTCAGGCACATCTTTCTGAGTGGACGGCAGCCCCAGCGTGAGCCTGTTATCACGTAACTCCCTGAGTTGCCGCAGCGCTTCTTTGTGGTCATCCTTCACCGTATCCGGGAGGTCACCTTCCGGGCGGCGGGCGTAGAGCCGGTAACGGACCAGCGTGATGGCAATGTCCCGCAGAACAGTCGGTATCTCTGCCAGTGGCAGGATATAGCGTCCGCGCAGATGGGCATCAATCAGCTCGTCGGCATAGCGGATACAGCTGTCCACCACACGGGTATTCACTGTTGCAGGCGAGTCGAAGTCCATCTCTTCACTGGTGAGCTCGATAAGCGTCCGCTCCGGCACCTGCGCAAGCAAATCCTCCAGGGTGCAGTACATGTCACACCCCGCGCAGGATACGAATGACGTCGCCTTCACCCCCGGCTTCATCAAGTGCAATACCACAGGATTTACCGTCGCCGGACTGCGGCACGGCTCTGGCCTGAGCATCTGACTGAACAGCCACACCACGGCTGACAGCGGCCCCGGCCTCGACAGCAATAATGCCCAGAACGCTCACCGGCGTGCTGTCGCCGGTAACAGCATCCACTTCGGCAACCCCGAGCGCTGCGGCACCGGCTTTACAGGGGGTATTATCTGCCCCGACAAAACGCTGCTGTGCCAGTGCTGCCCCTGCCGTTACGGTTGTGATCAGAATGACCTGCTGAGTGGTTCCCATAACGCCTCCTTATTTACTGATACCGGTAATGAGATACCCGGCATCGCCACCAACCACGGCGACTTTGTAGATATCGGTATAACGGCAGTACTTCACCTTGCCACCGGCTCCGTCGCATTTGTCGGCAACAGGCATCCCCTTACGACGCAGGGTGTAGCCGAAGGACGGCTCGTTCTCGTCCGCGCTGTCCGCCCCCGGCTGCGGTTTGCCGACATAGTGCAGCATCAGATTGTCTCCCCAGATATCCGCCGGCACGCTGTTCTTATCCATTGCCGCTTTCATGGACGGCAGGGAGACTGGGGCACCGATGACGATCTCTTCGATCTGAAAGAGGTCCTGCAGGATTTCTGTGGTGATGCGCTTGCGTTCGTTGGCTCCGATGGCGGCCTGAATCGCCGGGTGGAACTTCAGCAGCGCCATCACGCCGGCCCCCATGGTCATCAGGTTAGGACGCAGCCCCGTGGCCGTACGGACCGCTTCCATACCGGCTTCAATCACCCCGATGGGGTCCCCCTTACCACCGGCCCAGCGATCACTGGCTGTCAGTTTTTTGACGTGCCCGGTACGGTAGACCTTTTCATCCTGAGCCAGACGGGCAGCGATAAGTTCACGGCGCAGGTTCACGCCATTCGTGGCGCGACGGATGGCCTTGCTCTCTTCGTTAAACATGGACTCCGCCTGCTCGCGATAGTCCACCGGCGCAGCCAGATCGTGTTCACCCAGCACCAGATCCAGTGTGCCGGTTTTCTCACGGACCAGAACATTGCTGTCCGCCCCGACGGCACGCTCGGTGTCATATTCCACAAAGGCGGTTTTCCCGAAGGTCGGCACACGCACGCCTTCCTTGTCCGTCAGCACGACGGGGAAAATACGTTCGCCGATGAATGCGGCATTTTTATAGCCTCGGGCGATACTGGTCAGTACCGGATCAACGACACGTTTACCTTTTAAGTAATCAGACATGCTCTCTCCTTAAATTACAGGCAGCGTGCGACAGCAGCCTCATAGCTGATGCCTTCTTTTTTGGACAGGGCCACTGCTTTCTGATGCAGGGCCAGACGCTCAGGATCGGCTTCCGCAAACTCTGCCACATCCACCTTCACCGTGTCGCCGACACGCTCCTTTGTGGCCTGTTCGGCGAAATTCATCACCGGCTCCCCGTCGGAGAGCAATGAACGAAAGGCGGTGGCCAGCGGTGTGCGGCTTTCCCCCTCAGCAAACTCCACCGGCTTGTCGCCACCGGCGACGGCATCCAGCAGGGCAACCACCACGGAGGAGGCGCGGGGAGCCAGACGGCCCTCTGCGACCAGTTTTTCTGCAAAGGCCACATTGTCCTTATGCAGTTGCTCCTGTCTGACCTGTGCATCACGCGCATCGCGATCAGCAGCCTGCTGCTTCAGGCGGCGGTTCTCCTCCTGAAGGGCTTCAATCTCTTCTTTTGTCATCGATGATTCCTCGTTACTTGCGGAAGACGGCCCCGGGCCTGTCTCACTGAATTGTGCACCTGCTGCATCCTGCGACAGTGTGTCGCGGTACGCCTCTTCGCGCAGACTGTTGAGCTGCCATTCCGGCAGGACTTTTTCTGCCTCGTCCAGACTGAAGCGGGCGATCAGAAAATCGCGCAGCTTTCCCCACAGGGAGGCATTCGTGATGGCCTGCCAGTCGGCGAACTCCACCACACCTTCTTCCTGCTCACTGAAGGACACCTGTTTCAGCCCCTTGACGGAAGGTGGCTGTGCCCCGAGAAAGCCCACATGGCGAAGGTAGAGCACGCCGGGCTTCGGATTGGACGGTGAATCCGGGAGGTAGAAAGAGGCGGACACTTTTTTGAATCGTCCGTCGGTGACCATCTCAGCAAACTGCGGGTCCAGCTGGGCAGGCTCTGCCATCAGATCGACGCCGCTGAGCGACAGGGCTTTCACCCAGCCCCACGCCGGGTCTTCCGTTCTGGGATGACCAATCACGAGTGGTGCTTCATGGACGGACGGGTCATAGGCTTTCACGCAGGCGGCAAGATCGTCTGGCGTGAACGGCAGTTTTTTGCCGTGCATATCGGTATGAGTACCGGCTTTAAAAATGTGAATGGCTGACATTTTGCTGTCCCGCGTTATGTTGTCGGAGACAGTTTGTGAGAAATGCAGGCCCGGCGATTTTAATCTGCTTTAGAAAACATCAGGGGAGAAGGACAGGGAAAGCAATGCGGTGAACCGGAGGCGGTTATAAAACAGAGGCTGTAAAGCCTTTATAAAGGTAATACAGCCCCTCATTCTCTGGCAATGATAAATCACCCGCCTGAAGAGAGAAAACTCAGCGACGGGCCGCTGATTCAAGATGGCGGACAATGGTATCGAGGATGGGGATTACCACTTCAGGCTGTAGTTCTCCATCCCCCGTCACCGGCAGGAACGGGCGGGCCGGAAGTTCAACAGACTCATTACGCCCCGTTTTACCCCCGAACTGGTGAATGGCACCGTAAACAACGTTGGTCCCCACAACAGCCTGCCGGTCGTCATGGTCGGTTGATACTGACCCCATCAGACGCCCGGTATCCTGCAGTGTCTGCCCGTCACGTTCTTCCGCTGCCAGCGAGGGCATCCACCCCGGACGCCCCTCATCAAGAAAGTTAAACTGTGTTTCCGCCAGCAGGGTTCCGGCGATTTTGCGCATCGCGGGCTCCAGGTCTGTGGCAGCAAGATCCAGCGCACGGAGGCTCCGGCGCAGGGATTTATCGTTAATGGTGATACTGACCAGGTTATCGGAAGCCATTGTTATCCTCTCAGTTCCTGTTGTGCCAGTGGCTGAAGCGTACCCTGATAGCGGGCCAGGTCGGGACGGTATGCTGCCCCCGGTGCATAAGACCAGCCGACGTCGGTGGTCACCTTCGTGGTGCCGGTATTAAAGGTGGCCACGTTCCGCATTTCGCCGGTTTTCTCTGAGACCAGTTTCAGTTCCTGGCCCATGGCAGAGCCGGAGCTGATAACCTTCAGGCCACGGGCACGTACATCCGCCGCACTCAGGGCAATCACACTACAGCGGCAGCGCCAGCCGTTCGGCGGGTAAAATGCCTGCCAGAACGGGTCATCCCAGCGCAGCACCAGACCATGCAGCGCCAGATGGCTCCTGCGGGTATGGCTGTCGTTGATGCCGGTATACATCCAGTACGGCCTGTCGTCGACGTTTTCCATCTGTTCCGCCCAACGACCGGCGCTGTAGAGTACGGACATATTGGTGCGAAAGATGGTATCGAGCCGCCACGGACTGCCCTGCTGAATGGTGACCGGCTCACCCGTTACCGGGTCAGTCGTGTCACGTGGTCCCCACCATCCCTTACGCTTCAGCACCGGCTCCAGCTCCTGCCGGAACCAGCGATCGGTTTTTCCTTCATCGACAGCCTGCTGCAGTGCCCCGCGAATATCTTCCAGGATATCCAGGCGGGTCACTTTAGCAACGGTAAAGGCGCGGGCATGGGCCTCCTGCCACATTTCTTCCCAGTCCCAGGTAATCTGATACCCTTTGGACTTCAGGTAGCTGACTGCCCGCTTCGGGGGAAGCGTCATGCAGTACGCCAGTTCAGCCGTTGTCACGCTCATGCAGACGCCCCCAGATATTTGTCACAAAGAGAATGCGGGCCAGCCGTTCCTGCAGATCGTCCGTGTTCATCTGAGGGTAGAGCTCCGCCAGTTCGCCCAGCAGCTCAGACGGGTTAACCCCATTTTCGACCCGCCTGAACAGAGGTGCCAGGACGGGTTCCAGCGTGCCATTTAACACACCTCCGTTCATCAGAATGTCCAGCGCGTCGTCAAGCTGCTGCTGAGCCTGAATATCGGCATCAATCGCCTCGGCAAATGACAGCGGCAGCATGTTATTCTGGCGTTCCGACGGTGGTGTCTCGTCAATATCGCCGTCCTGCAGCTGGTACTCACGCTTAAAGTATTGCGGGGTCAGACGCAGACCCGCCCGGGTGAGTTTTTCGTCGCGGGTGGCGCGGGTGTCATCAATGGTCTCCTGTTCCCACATGGCCCAGACCGGACACGGCACATCGCCGAAGTTCAGGGTGACCACCGTTCTGATGACCTGATTCACTGCCGCCTGAATGATGTCCGCATCCGCATCGCGGATATCAGCCGTTACCTCCAGCCCGGCCTGTGCAGAGGCCTTGTTACTGTTCGCTTCCGTGGTCTGATTCTGACCGAGTAATGCAATGGAGATCTCACTGCGTGACAGTGTGATCAGCTCGCGAAATACCTCGCTGCTGTCTGCCTTGCCATCCGCTGCCCTGAGCTCAATACTGCTGTCATCGGGGATGGCGGCCACCGCGTCCTCCACCATCTGCTCCATGGAGTCCAGCAGTTTTTCAATCTCTGCATCATTTGCGCCCCTCGGGTGCTTACCGATCACCCACGGGGAGCCAAACTTTTCGGCAAAGCGGAGCCAGAATTTCATCCCGCCTTTCTTGAAGGCGACCGGCCAGAAGCACATGGACAGGTCCGGGAAACCGTAAGGATTGTCATACGAGGCATCCTGTGCCGGCACCACGAATTTTGACGGTGACAGCAGCTCACCCTCCACACCCGCATCACGCGCCCGGAAGCGCAGGCAGTTGTCCGTATCAAACTGAAACCACTCAGGCGGTTTGCCGACAATATCCGTCAC